TCACCTTTTGGTACGTTGACAGAATCCTGTAAATTCTGATCCCGGTACCACTCGTTCCATATTAAGTTGTAGGCCCTGTGCCATAGGGCTGATACAGATAGACCCGGTGTTGCTGTTGGTATTCCCAGATAATCGTGAAGATCTTCTACACCGGCGCCAAAGGACGCCTCCATGGGTACTTGAGGGATTGTAAAATCTGTACTATCTCCCGGATTTGTTTGTTCTCCCATGAATTTCGGCCAGTTGTCCCATAACAACCTGGTTGGTACTGAGAAGAACTGCGTTTCTATGAACATATTATCCATTACTGGAAATATTGGGGTTGCCAGCCTTGCCAAGGCGGCCGTTTTTAAAGTGAACGTATCCCCCGGGAGTGCTTCGTCCTGAAAGAATGGGATTAATAATCCCGCATTAAATGTTGTTTTATATCCGCTTGATCGATCGAATGATGATCTTTGTATTTCAGCTTTTGGTACTTCGCTGAACTGATGGGTCATTACTGACCGTCTTGTTGGTGCTTTTTGGTATGCCATTATTTAACCTCTGTTAGATCACCTATTGGTGGATCGTCATATGATACCTTCGATTCGTCGTATATTACTTTTTCTGCAGTTGGTTTTACGAATTCTATACCGGTCCCTAATGCGATTGGAATATTTATTTTAAATTTCGCCTTTTCATCCTCCCACTCTCCCACATGGAATAAGGTATAATCCTCTGGGTGCCTAGCGAATGCGTGTTTTGGGTCGTTGATACAGTCTGAAAATACCCTAATCGCCATTCCTTCTTCGTGGAGAAAGAATGGGGTCAGATATGCTTTTGCTTTGGAGTCATATATGGTGAAAATCTTCTGGTTCATTTTATACCTCTGTTTTGGTTTTTGGTTTGTACTACTTTACATACTTCCCGGACTTTGAGCCTCCTTAACGTATTGTCTTTTATATGTTTTAAGGCAAATTCTTGCCGTTCACTTTTAATCCGTTCGAATAACGCAGGGTCTTCCTTTTCGAGCTGAGTATCGTAGTATTTGGGGGTGGGAACATGGTGGAAGCTATCGCTTGAAAGTATAATGACGTCATCTGATGGAAAGACGTCCCCCTTGAATTTGTCCCACCATTTTTTCCCGATTCCAGGTTTATTGGACATCGTCGAGTACTCTTGTTGAACTGGGTAAATTTCGCCGGTAATCTCGCATACCTTTTGATAATGCTCATCTTTTTTATCTCCGTTAATTTTCTTGGTTATATATCGCGCCACATATCCGGCGCTTTTGAATGTTAAGTCCATTGTTGTTACGAATCCTTTGCCCCATATTTTTGATAGTTTTTCTGATGTGTAAACGTTTCCGTTTGTTTTTTCTTCGAAGCTCTCTAGATCGTCGAATTGATGGTTGAATATGCATGCATGGTAGTGTGGTCTACCAAGCCTGGATTCTAATTGTGGTTTTCCGATATCCTCATCGAACTCGCCATACTCGCCACAATGAAAGAATCGGATTTTCTTTGTGTAATAGTATTCCTTTACGCCATTTATTATTTCATAGGCGCGGAATTCATTCCTAAGCTTTTTCATGAAAAGCGTATAGTCTTTTTTTATTAATGTTCCTCCCTTTGGGAGGTTTTGGTCGTCGTAGGTTAGCGTTACCACGCAATTTTGTTCATGCATTTGTGCCTCATGCATGATCCTGACCGACCATTGTCTGGAGTAATCTAATCTGCAGCCGATACATCGCCCGCATTTTATCCAGACTGATTTTGTAGCGTCACCAGTTGGTGACTTGTGGAATATTAGTTGTCCCCCGCTTAAAGCTTGTTTTGCTTTAATTGGGTGATAACAAGTTATATTCTGTACCCGCCACGCATGACCCTACCGGAAGTCATTTTATTTCTTGGATGTGAGCGGGATGCTGTCCTGGTGAACAGCCTTTTTGATTTCCTTTTTGAAATCTTTCTTCGGTATGCCATTGGTCCACCTCAGTTTTTTGTTGGGTGCCCCATTATGTGTCACCCTGTACATATACGTCAAGTAGAAGATATGTACTTTTGACCCGGAGTCAGACCGGGTTTTACCCCCCATAGCCCCCCTAATTTGATGCTTATTTTTAGTTTTTTTGTGTAGTTTGTTGCAGGGGGGCGGAGTAGTGATTTTACATTTATTAAATGATAAATCACTTTAATCGCTCGCTTACGCATCGCTCTATCACTCCCCAGCTGGCGGAGCCTGTTTTGCATCAGCTTCGCTGATTATCGCTTCGCTCTTTTCTGCAGGAATGATGGGCTCTATTTTTTCGTTTATCGTTTTATTTAGTAGCCCTAGTTCCTGCATTTCTTCCCTGTTGCTTTCGTCTTGGACGAAGGCTAGGAATTTAGCTGTGTCGTTGTCGAACCTAGTTCTTAGTGATGAGGGTAGTTCTTCGAACATTGTTTGCCCTCTTGCGACTATTTCCATACTCGCTGTGAAGTCGTCGCTAGTGGCATAGCCATAGCTTGCTTCGTGTTTATTTACGTGGTCTAAAGCCCCCGTTTTTTGATATTTATTTACTATATTATTTATATTGCATTCCTTAGTGAAGGATTGCTTGGTTAATGATGGCCCTACGGTTGAAAACCTTACGGGCTGCTTTTTGCTATACGCTGATCTTACAATATGTTTCATTACTTGCTCCCATGTGTTGATCTATTGTATTCTGGTGTGTAAACCTTATTAAAATGTTTACCTCTTTTAAATGCGCGTACTCTTGTTTTTGCTGCTTGTTCTCTTCTTCTTTGTTCTGCTCGAGTAAACATCTCGCCTATTAGTCCCTTTGCTGTGGATAAACCCTCTCCTAGGGTTTCTCCCATTATGGATACGGGGTCTATGACCCCCGTTTTTGATTCTGTTAGTTTCGTTTGCGCTTTTATATTTTCTATTTCGGCACGTATTCTCATACCTGCCAGGGCAGATGATCCCATTGCGGGTATCTGGGCCGTTGCCCCGGCGGGGGTTGAAGCCCCCCGGCCCCCCACAGCCGATAGTATCGGGTTTAGTCCTGCAGCCCGCATATCTGCCACTTCGCGCTGATGCGCTGTTGAGGACATTCTTTCCTGGAATCCCCTCGTTTTACTTGCGGCTTTTTTTGATTGATATACGGAGAATATATCTCCCGCAAATCCAGTTACGTCATCTAAGAACCCCATCAGAAGTGATCTATCATGCCCGGCACGCCGTATAACGGCATTGGCCTAGCACAACGTAAATCGAAGTGAACATCGAGTATAAAGTGTGGTTCCGATGGGACCGCTATTACGCGGTCTATTGGTGGATTATCTTCTATGAAAGAAGCATTTAGGACTGGTAGGGTTGCGAAGTCCTGGCTAAGATGCCATGCGTCCAATGTTGTACCAACATTGGATCGCATTTTTCCAGTAATTTGACTGGGCCTATATCGATATTCAGCATATCTTTCTTGGAACCCCCAGGTCGCCTCATCGGCAACCAGGTCTGCCGTTCCTTGTGCGAATATCTCTTTGTTTAATACTGCCTGCTCGCCAATATGGCTCAACGCAGGCCAGTAATAATCGAATCTCGTTAACCTTGAATACATTCGATTTAGCCCTTGTTGATAGGTGAGATCGGCGCGAACAGAAATCATTCCGAATAAAATGCAATTTTCGGTAAATGACTTTGTAAATCCATGATTATGGAACATTCCTACTCCTACACCCGCAAGGTTTCCCTGTGGTGTCAGCGCGGTTTGTACGTCAGTGGCCGTAAAACCGGTCTGAGCGATCGGAGTTATGTTTATTGGTGATGACCCCCCTCCTAAATATTCGGGGCGCACAGCGCGAAGATCAGGGCTTGTAACGCCGAAGTGGGCTTTTGTAATTTCGATGAGCCTTGTTCCGCCTCTAGCGTCCCTTTCCAGCAGTCTCTGTATTTGAAACGATTGTCTCAACTCGTTTATTGTAGCTGCAGTAGCGTTTGTTAAATCTGCGAATATAGCCGGATGCCCGGCATTAAGTAAGTCTTCTTCTATCGCATATACATTATCTGGTAATAACGCATCTATTCCAGCAGCTTTTGAATATGTTGTTGTACCTGTTCCTCCTGTCTCGAATACAGTCAAATCCACGTCATTATAGGTTTGAGTTTGTTTTCCTATTCCCACTACCGGTGCCGATGTTCCTAATGGTAAAAGGACTGATTCCCCTTTTTGTGGGAATGGTAGGCTGGAGGTAAAATAGTCGTGCCTTTTTCCTCGCCTTAATAATACGTATTGCCCGAATGCATCCGGACCATCACCTTTTGGTACGTTGACAGAATCCTGTAAATTCTGATCCCGGTACCACTCGTTCCATATTAAGTTGTAGGCCCTGTGCCATAGGGCTGATACAGATAGACCCGGTGTTGCTGTTGGTATTCCCAGATAATCGTGAAGATCT